CCGTATAAAAAATGGTTGGGTGTTGACCCTATAACCGATAACACATGGCTTACGGTGGATTGGTCAATACGCCCTATTATATCTACATATAGGGATAAAGCTATTTCAAGGTTAATGAGGGATGAAGACCAAATAGTAGCCACACCAATAGATATGTTGGCTAAGTCTGAATTGGATGAATACTATGCTGATATGAAAGCTAAGTTGGCGGTACGTCAGTTAATAATGGAAACCAATAACAACTTAGTGAATCACCCGCTTATTAAGTTACAATCAGGAGAACCAATGGATATTGAGGAATTGGAAATGAGGGTTGGCATGGGCGAGCAATTTAACAGAAGCAAAGACGCTGAATTAGCCATAGCACTTGGATTTTATGAGAACAAGTACAAAATGGTAAGACGTTGGTGGTATGAAGATTTATTCGATTACGGGGTGGCCGGTTATAAAGAATGGTTGGGTAGCGACAACAAGGCTAAATTCAGAAGGGTTGACCCACAAACAGTAGTTATAAACTATTGCAGGAAATCCGATTTTAGTGACATGGTACACGCAGGGGAGCTTATTGATGTGCCATTGGTTGAATTAGCTACACTTACCGATAAAGAAGGGAACAAGTTATTTACGGAAGAACAATTAACTGAATTTGCTAATAGCCTTGTAGGGCAATTTGGCAACCCAAAGGTAATGGGTGCGCAAAATTCAATTATCAAGCCCTTTGACAAGTTTAAGTGCAAGGTATTGGATATTGCGTTTTTCTCTTACAATGACTATGTATATAGAACCGCCCCCGATGAAAATGGTAATAGTGATTTTAGAAAAGCCGATTACAACAGAGGTAAGAAGTCTGACAAATACACAAGGAAAAACATACAGGTAGTATATAAGTGTAAGTGGATAGTTGGTACTGAATATTGTTACGATTGGGGTTTGGAGGAAGATAGAAAAACAGCAAATGACCCAAGACGAAAGGGGTACACCACATTGCCATATAAATTCTTTGCATATAATTTCTACGAAATGAAAGCGCAAGGATTTATGGAAAGGCTTATCCCATACCTTGACGAATACCAAATGACCTGTATGAAGATTCAAAACTTTAAAAACAGGGCTGTACCGTCAGGATGGTGGATAGATTTGGATGCGTTGGAGAATGTGGCATTGAATAAAGGAGGTGCTAATATGCAGCCAAAAGAGTTGCTGCAAATGTTTTTTGAAACAGGTGTGTTGGTTGGTAGAAGCGTTGATGCGGCAGGCAACCCCAAGAACCCTAACTGGAAACCTGTAATACCAATAGAAAACACGGCAGCAAGTGAATTAGCTATGTTCTATCAGGATTTGATTGCTATTATTCAAAGGGTAGAAGCGGCCACAGGCTACAATGATATTACAAGCGGCGACCCCAACCCTAAAACACTTGTTCCGGGTTATGAAACCGCAAATATGAGTACAAACGATGCCCTTTACCCAATGGCATTTGCCGAAAGGTGTTTGACAGAATATCTTGCCAAAGATGTACTGTGCAGGATGCAGCAAGGGGTTAAGAAAGGTGCTATTGACGGGTATGCCCCATACGAAACAGCACTCAATAAGAATACCCTTACATTTATTAAAATATCCCCTTCGATAGCCAACAGGGATTACGGTATTATGTTGCAGGAAAAAACAACAGACGAACAAAAGGTTTGGTTGTTACAACAAATGCAGCAGGATATTATGAATGGCTATTTGGATGCTTCGGATGCGGTAACACTAATCAACAGCCACAATTTAAAGCAAGCCCAACAGATATGGGCGTATAAGGTTAAGAAAAGCAAAGAACTTGCCCAACAGAATGAATTAATGAAGATTGAGGCTAATAATCGTGGTGCAGGTGAAGCGGCTCAAATAGCCGCCCAACTTGAAACAGAGAAAAGACAAATGGAGTGGCAGTTTGAATTACAAAAAGAGCAAATGAGAATAATGGGTGAGTTAGAAAAGGAAAAACTTAGGTTGCAGGCTGAAATAGAAATGAAGCAATACGAATTACAGATAAAGCAGCTTATGAATACCGAAACAGCCACCGCCAAAGTAATATCCCAAGAATCAGCAAGTCAGGCCAAAGTAATATCACAGGAGATAGCAAGGGATACCAAGATAGCTTCTGACACCATAAATGCGGAGGCTATGATAGAGAAACAAAGGTTAGCCAACGAAAAACCACAACCAAAACCGTCAACAAAAAAATAAAATATATGCTTGAAAATCAAAAACTTATTTCTTTTTTAGAAGAAAAAGCAAATGGTACTTACATCAGGGCTAATGAGTTTTTAAAGTCATTGTACCCCCTACCCAAAGGTAATGAACCCGCAAAGTGGAATAACCAACAGGAGATGAAAATAATGAAAAACTGGATTCAAAAGATGGTATCTGACGGGCTGATAACAGTAAAAGCGGGTAGGCATAATGATTTAGGTAGGCCGTTTTATGAAGGGGTGCAGCAAAAGCAGCGTTTCTACAATCTTCAAACCCTTATTTTGGAAATAAAATTGGGAGTGGATGAAAGCGACAAATAGGTGAAAGGCAAACTATTAGTCTGAAAATTTTGCTATATTTGTATTATTATTTATTTTTGACTATCCAAATCAACACATGATAAAAAGATATTTTAATGCCGATGCCACAGAAGCTACGGGTGGTACACCAAGCGTAGCTGAATTAATGGCTAAACACGGCACAGTAAGTACAGGAACTCCGGCGACAACGCCGATAGTTATAAATTCGGAGAAGAAAGAAGAACCTCCCAAACCAACAGAAGATTCTCCCGCTGTGACGGCGACAGAAACTTCAAATGGTGAAAAGGCTAATCTGGAAACTCCTTCGCCAGAACAAGTTGCAGAGGAAGTTCAAACACCGCAAAAAGCGGAAGAACCTACAAAGCAATTAGCATGGCAAGAAGTTCTTAGAAATCAACAACCCGATGACGTATTAAAAGAAATGGGTTATGATGAAAAAGCGGTAGGGTTTCTAAAAGAATTTAGTACGCTTGACCCTAAAATGCAAGCGTTTCTGAATGTTTGGAAATCTGGTGGTGACGTTACAGAGTATTTGCGTGAAATGACAACGGATTACAGTAAAATGTCTGCCGAAGAAGTGATGCGACATCAACTAAGGCGTGAATATCCGAAAGCATCTCAACAACAACTTGACGCACTATACAAAAGGGAAGTAGTAAAAGCGTATAGTTTGGATTCCGTGGATGAAGATGAAATTGCCGAAGGGCAAGCCCTGTTGGAAGCGAAAGCTGAAAAATACAGGGAGCAATTTATCCAAGACCAACAAAACAAAGTATTACCCCCCGCACCGCAAAAGCCTGATAATTCAGAAGCAGAGGCCAAAGCCGAAGCTGAAAGAGTTAAGAAATTTGAAGAATATAAGTCGCAGGTTACAGGGCATGATTTATTCAGACAAATATCTTCGGCCAAAGCATTTTCTTTTGGCGAAGGTGATGAAAAATTTAGTTTCCCTGTTGACCCAGAATCATTAAAAGAAGTTCTTTTTACAGATAAATGGCAGGAGAATATGTTTGATAGTAATGGGAAACCAAATGTCGAACACCAACTGTTAATAGCCACCGTAAATAAATACGGGGTAAATTTCTTAAAGGAACTTTCAAAACACTTCAAAGCAATAGGCGGTCAAAAAGCCATCGAACCCATTGAAAACCCAAGCAAGCCTGATAAGGGTACACCTGCTTCACCCGAAGCAGCCCCTAAAAGCCCCGCAGAGGCTATGGCTAAGTTTGGTCGTTTAGTTTAATATGCCGTTGGGTTGAAACAGTAAAAAACATTTTGTTTAACTTTTTCAAACCCTATAAAAATGGCAGTAACACAAGGAACAGTCATTAAGTCGTATGTATCGGCTATTGACTTTTTAGACCAAAGGGACATAGACCCTAATATCTATGACCAAGCTCGTGACAGAGCATTTACCGATATTATGAAGATTGTAAACAGGTATAAACCTGCAACAATGTTCTACTATCACAATTTCGTAAACCAAGACGTATATGAAGTTGGTACTATCAGTGCCGTTACTTCTACTGGTCTTGCTCAAATTCAGTTTACAATTAACACAGCCTCTACTTTCCCCCGTGTTGGTGATTTGGTTATGACATCAAACAGCAACAACGTAGGTAAGCAAGGCCGTGTTCAGGCCGTTACTTTTGGCTCTGGTACAGCTACCCTCACAGTTCGTTCAGTAGGTGGTAACGATGCCCCTCTGTATGCAACTATTGGCGACAAAGTACAGTTTGGTTCTAATGCTTTTGCGGAAAAATCATCTGCACCTACAAACCGCAGATATTCTCTGACTAAGTATTACAACAACATTCAAATCTTCCGTGAGGTTGATGAGATTTCTGACGTACAAAAAGTTGCTAAAATTGAGGTTAATGTAGGCGGCGACTACCACATTCTTCCTTATCAAACCGTTCAGAAGTATATCAAGTTTCAGGGCGACATCTCTGTTCAAATGCTGGCTGGTGTTCAGTCAACCACTTTGTTCAATGATACTAACCCATTCTTGGCAGACCCTTCAAGCGGATTACCTATTCAGACAACAGGTGGTATGGATTGGTATGTTACCACATACGGTATCAGCGATACAGCAGCATCTTTGGGTACATTCGGATTCACTGAATTAGATGACATCATTGACAACTTCATTGGCAACAAAGCCCCAACTGACCATTTGGTTATTTGTGGTAGCCGTTCTTATGCTGTTGTTAGTAAGTTCCTGAAAAACCTTGCTTCAAGCGGTGTTACATCTGTTCGTTTGAACATTGATGGAC